AATCCTCTTCGTTACCTTCGCCAGCTTCGTCTATGTAAACCGCCCACTCTGGCTTGCCGTCCTCATCCAACTCTTTCTTAATCCATCTCATAATCTTGTTACCTCTTTCTTTATTTGTGCCAACGTGAACAAGCATCGTACCAGCGCGCGCTCAAGATGGTCAACACTTGTTTCGCCGTTATTATCCGGACAAGGAGTGGATTTATGCAACTGCATCTGCGCTGTGGCTAGGTGTCGGACGGCTCTTGCAATATGGTAGTCGTGAGTTGGGCGATCTTTCTCAAGCCAATCACCATAACCGGATTTATCCGATCCCTTGCCCATTACGCGCCACACAATCTCCTGTGAGGCATTGCCCATCTCTTGAATTGTTGGTGCAGTCATTTTACTCCAACATGAAAAAAAAGTTTTTTCTTACTTCTTCAATTGCCTTTTCTCTTGTGTCATCACCTCTAAGACAGCCAAGATTAAAACCATCTTCTTCTTTATGCTTCAAGCATTCACTTAATTCATCATCACTATATCTTGAGACTGCTATTGCAGCGGCAACCGTAAGAACTGCATCAGTTAAATGTGCTAATTCTATTAGTATTCTATCTGGATTTGTCTTCTTTGTTTTATTCATTTTATTTGCCCTTCATTTGGTTTAAGTAGAATTGGTCAAGTAATCTTTCTAACCAAAGCACGTCTTGTGGGTCAATCATAACTTCATCCCAGGAGGCGTATAGTTCTTTACCCAAGCCCAAACCTTTTGCATGGCACAGAATGCAATACCGGCCTGATAAAGTTCTTCCTCATCCCAAACTTTTGAGGTGATTTTGTTTGCATCGTTTGATGCCAACACAACTGATACGCACGCACACTTGGGATTCTCGCTTGATGCGCGATATGCCCATAATTGCGCACAATCTGTATCGTAGAAAGGATCGTACTTAGGGTTTACCTTACGATTCTTTAAGTCGATGATAGCGTCACCAACACCGCGTAGCTTGACGTAGGCATCACACCTCCCAGCATAGCCTGCGCCAACAAGACCCTTTTCGCACCAGTATGTTTTCTCAACGTTTTCTTCCGCCCACTTTTTGAAGGTTGCGATGTATGGAGCAAGTGTTTCATCTCCGGATACGGCTCTTCCCAAGAGGATGTTCTCCATTTCCGTGTGCATTTTCGTGCCGTGTTCAGCTGCCTTCGTTGTTGACTCTTTAGAGTCCTTAACCACTCTTCGAGCGTAATCTTCGAGCGTTTCATTTTCCTCCTTTGGCAACGTAAGCGATGCCATGATACTTTGTTCAATTTTCCAGTTGGTCAATTGGGGCTTATCCAAAATAGACAAAATAGAAGTTACGCTAGGATAAAGCCCCATTTTGCGGGCATCAGCTACAGTCGTATTCCGCTCGTTGCCATTCTTGCCTATTACAACGTGCGCTGACTCGCCTTCGGCTGTGTACCAATGACCGCTAGACTCGGATTGAACAAGTCTAGCTGTCGATGGCTCTTTAGATGTAATTGTAAGAGCCATACAGTTTAGAATGGCACTTGGTTGCCGTCCGCATCCAGTTCTGACTTAATTGCCGTAGGTTTGCCAGCGGTATTAGCAAACTCTTTCGAGGCGCGAATCTTGTCCTGCAACCAAGTAGGCATATCACCAAACGATCCAGCCTCACCCTGCTCGATCTCATAGTAGAGTTGGTCGTTTGTAGTTCCGGATGGTGCAGTCAAGCCCTTGGGCAACTTGGATGCGCCTGCAATAGCGCAATACTGCCTACCCTGCTGGCTGGTCTTGTGGATCAGCGTAAGCATGGCTGGTTTACCAAGAAGGTTCTTTAGGCTAAATGCCTGTAGTTCCTTCGCGGTAAACGTCTGACCGCGCCACTGTTCAAGAAGCTTGCGGAGGCTGGCTTTCTCGCCAAGGCTTCGCGTCTGCTCAATGGAAACCACCATCGGCTTGCTGACCTTGGTTCGCTTGCCGTTCTCCTCTACCTCGAACTCATCGGTCTGGTCGGGCAACTCAAAGGTCAAGCGGACTTTTGGTGTCCACTTCTCTTGGTTGTCCCAATTCGTTTTCTGATGTCCTAGATCAACTAGGCTATACAGAACGCCAACAGTTGCTCCGGCTTCGGGCAACTTGCGCTCTGACTTCTGCGATTCACTTAGGGTTAGTGCCATTGTAGTATCTCCTTATTTATTTGGGTTTATGTTTATGTTTGGGGTAAGGTCTTCAAATGCTGGTGACTTGACGTAGTAGCCTTGGGCAACTGTCTCAGTCTTTGCATATTCAATAGTGACATTCGCGGGCGCAATCTGTCGAGCTAATTCGCACACGCTGTCTGCGGTTAAAATAACAAGCCATTCCTTGCGCCCATTACGGCGGAAGAACACTGCCGGTATCTTGCCTGCCGGACAATCCTTCTTGGATTGCTCCATCCACTGCTCCGGCTTGAGTGCTTCACAACGCTTGCCTTCAATATGGAAAGGAAAGTTCTCGCAAACTACATCCCCGCTACCACCCTCCGGATTGCCAGCGTATTGCTGTGTACGCCTAGCCTTGCGCCAACCTTGTTCTCGGAGATAGTTAGCCAATTCGCGCTCGCCCGCCGCGCCCTTTGCCCTGCTGTTTATTTTTCCCATGTGACGCTCATTGTTAGGTCAGTTGCCTCGTTTCCGTCAACTATAAAATGAGCCGGTCCATTTTTAGCGCATTGCTCCATGAACTCATTCATGGCTTTATTGGAAACAGTAAATGACCTGCTTTTTGACTCCATGCATAAAGAGCCAAAGATAGTTGAGAAAAACTGCCTTTGGAACTTCCACCCAAGTTCGCTTACTTGTATCGAATCTTGGTTTTTTTCCATCCAGATATGGCTAGGGATTTAGCCAATTCCGGTCAATAACAAAATAACCGCTATTTAATTAAGCCAAGTCTTATTAGCGCGACTGATATCATCATTAAATTTTCTTATCATTGCCATCATGCTTAACTTTTGCACTATCTTCTTATTCTTCTTCACCCAAGCCACGGCCTCATCAAAGGATTCCGCGTCCTTCAACCCTTCCTCAAACTTAGCCCAAGCCTCTTTTTCGTTCACAGATTCTTAAATACACGCCATCCCCCGCCTGTCGATGGGCAAAGCTTTGTTGTTACCGACCTGCACTTAGCAATTGGCAATAGCCAAAATAAATCATCGTTCATGCCCCAGCATGCAACGTAATCGACACCACTAATAGCGCGCTTGGGTATATTAAACCCATTACCAGTGCTGGTGGTGAACCTGTACTTGGTGCGTCCAGGTTCTACAGTCTGCGCCGTCTTAACCTGAATGCGGTAAAACCTTCCATTCTTCTCCGCGACCACATCGTACCCAGCAAAATCCTCGTATGGGGTAAGCACATTATATCCGCAACGGAGCAATGCTCCGGTAACGCGGGCTACCCCAACTGCACCTACTTGTCTTGATGTTAATTTCATGCTTGACGGCTTTCGGTTTGTGCTAGATACTTTTTACTATGAAAACAACACAAATATTATTAACCATTGTTCTTGCAACCGCAACAGCCAACGCCCAAGAAGTTCTTGATGCTATTGATGCCGTAACCGGCGGAGTTTACGAAGGTAGCGGTAGCTTTGCTAGGGCTGGCAATGTTGCGGTGGGTTCTGGTGGCGCAATTATTCAAGCCGGAACAACCTTCTTCACGCCCACAGGCATTATTCAGCAGGCCGGATGTTCTTATCTTACCGCTCATGGTACAACTGTAAGGGCCGGTAATTCGTTCATTTCAAATAAATCAACTGTTGTTTATGTGGATGGAGTATTTTCCGGAACGCGCCCAGCGGTTGTCGCTGGAGGCACTATCCTAAAGGCTAAATAATCACCCACTACCAAACAGGGCAAACCTATTGTTTATCCTATTCTGTAGACCATTCAAAAATTTCTTTCTGTCTGGATTTTGTGCCGCCATGCGCAATTCATCGTTCCATTGAGCCTTACTTGCTTCAAGCATTAGGCTTTTGGGGTCAACTTGGTTTAGCGCGCTTATTGTTTTTGGTCCAATCGCGCCGTCAACTTTTACAGGAACTCCAAGATTGTTTAACGCCTGTTGCATGTACTTTGTTGCACCGCCCACGCCTCTATTAAACGCAAGATCCTGCGCGAATGGTCTAACTGCATCTGGAAGCTTTTGTGTAAATGGTGCTGTGTATTGTACAACGTATTTTGCCGCTGCCTGTTCTCTTTCACTTGGGGATAGCGATGATATTTGCTTGAATGCATCCGGATGATATTTATTATTGATCCCAGCTACTTCGTAACTTCCACCCATATCTCCTGACGGCAACTTATATACCGCAAGATTTCCGTTCTTATCGCGCCTTCCCTCGAAATCTACTGTCTTCATCGCCGCGGAAATAAGCGGGTCAAGTTCTGCTGGAGTTGGAGGGATCGCCTCAGTCATCTTTTGAAGCACAGGATTCTTTGGAGTTTCAATTTCTTTGCGAATAGATGCATCCATAATATCCCTTTCCATTCTTTTAGGTAAAAAGTTTGACTGCCTTTCCGCTCCGTATACTTGGAATGATGCCATATTACTTACCTAGCGAATTTTGAATTGCCTGCTTCTTTAGCATTTTAGCCATTGCATCCAAGTCGGGATCATCTTCGTCATTTGCCAAAGATTGAAGACTTGCGGCGGCGGCCGGAAGCTGGTTAGGTGTGATTTCAATATTCTTAGCCAACCAACGCACATACTTTGGATTCGTGAATAGTTTAGATCCAAGATAGCTTGTACCAACGAGTCCGGCCACTCCTCCGGAAACTCCAAACTTACCCACTCCGGCAGAACCAAAGAAAGTAGTTGCGAGCGCAATTGGAGTAAGGCCGGCGGCAGTTCCGGATGGATTTGCCAAAACATTTCCACCACTACGGACAAGGGATGAGGCTTTCGCTATCTTCTCAATGTCTCGCCTAAAATCAGAACCATACCTTCCAAAAAGTTGTTGTTTTGCTGGATTGCTAAGTTTATTGAAATTGGTAAGGAATGTGCTTGAACTCCAAGCGTCACCAGCCTCATTTTGCTGACCAGGCAAAGCCTTTCCCATTCGCTCAACAAATGTGCTTGTAACTGCCTTTTGGTCTTCTGGCGGAAGGCTTTTCATCAAAGCTGAAAGCCTTGTTCCTCCGGATTTTGAGCCAGAAAACGCTGCATTGTAAACTAACTCCGGCTCAAGCTTATTTACAAAGCTTTGAAGCTTGTCGGCTCTTTCATGCAATGCTCTTGAATAATTGCTTGCCCTGTTGAATGAGTTTAATGCTTTATCTCCTTGTTCAGCCGCCAATGTCTTAATATCTTCTGAAAGCGCACCATAAAGCATCTTAAATTCACGCCTTGGAACATCGTTTAGCAGGCTTATTCCGGCCAAAGAATTTCCTATTTTACTTCTAAGAACTCTAAGTGCCTCCACGCTCAAAGTGCCTGTCTTTTTAATGTCGCTATCAAAATCAGCCTTAATCTTAGATAGCATTGGATTTTCCATTCCAGCACTCAAGGCTGGTGCGCCTGGAATTGGTTGCATAACCTCTTTCAGAGTTGATTGAAAGTTGTCTACAGAGCTTTGAGTTTTTGGAGGAAGAAGTTTTTCAAGGTTATTATAAAGCCTAGACTCAACAACTCGTTTTTGACCAAAAACCTTTGGAACGCCTTCTTTGATGCCTGCTCCGGCAACGCTTGGTTCTGTAACTGGAGACAACTCTTCGGTAATTCCCCTCAACTTTTCCTGCAATCCCTTTTGTTGTGCTGTTCCAAAATCTCTTAAAACACCTCCAGATCCAGGTATTTTAGCCATTCCAGCCTCAAGCCCCTTGATTGGCGTAGTTTGTGTTGCCTGCCCAGCGGTAGGCGTGAGGCCAACATCTTCAAAAGCCCTAATATTGGAAGCAATGTCTTCTGCTTTTGCACCACCCCTAAGAACAGATTTTAAACCTTGTTCTCCGAGTGTTGCCAAACTTGGAACAGCAACTCCGGTTGCACCCGCCGCAATTTGACCAACCGGCCCTGCGCCAGCCTGCCTAGCCCCCTCAGACGCAAGACCGCCACCAATTGCTTGAAACGATTGCAATGCTGGCCTTTCAGTAAGAATGTTTCCAATGCCTCTCAATACTGGAGTTGATGCTTTTTGTAGAAGTTGTCCAGCACCAAGAGTTGGAAGCATTGATGTGCCTGCCTCAACCGCCGCTTGGGAAAGCTTTTCAGCAGAGGTTACTGGATTTGGTAGTCCTGCTTCATTTTTAAGTTGCTCAAGAACGTCACCAAGAGCGGGCAATCTTCCTTCCGCTCCAACCATTTCAGCTATTTTGTTGTAAATTCTTGGCGTGAAATCAACAATTGCTCCGGCTGTTGCTCCAGCCAGTGCGCCTGGAACTGCACCAACTCCAGCCAATGATGCGCCCATTGCCGCGCCAGCCAATGCGCCGGTTGTAACAGGGTTAATTGCGGCTCGAGCAGTAAGCCCAGCCTGCCTTTGTAGATAGTCTCCAGTTGTCTGAGGTTCAACAGCAGTTCTTGTTTGGTTTAGATCAGATACAAATTTATTGATCTGTTCCGGAGTTGAACTATCCGGAAGGTCAAACTGACCGACTCCAGGTACATCAAGGATTGGCATTATCTTGGAATGACAATGTTGCCGTTTGCGTCAATCGTTGTTTGAATTACCTGTCTGGATGGAGTACCAGTAGCACTTGCTTTTCCGGATGCCTTACCACCTGTGCCAAGATTTTCCCTAAGATCATCTGGAAGAAGCGTATCTGGAATGTCGTATCCAGAATCACGAAGAACCTGCAATTTGCCAAGATATTCACGCCTTCTTTGAGCTGTGAACAAATTCATTCTGTCTGGAAAATCGTTTGAATTTGGATCACCAATTTCAGCCCTAAATCTTTCCGCCTCTTGATCGGTTACTGCGCCTCCAGACCTAGCCTTTAATATCTGATTATTCACGCCAGAAAATGCCTGCATCATCTTGGTGTAGTCTGGATAACCATAGGTTGAAGCAATAGCAGGATTGACCCTTCCCCTGACCGGCCCGTAAAGATTCTCGCTAGTTATTGAGTTAATTGCTGTTCTGCCTAAATCAACAAGCGATTTGTAGTCTGTAAGTTCTCCAATCTCTTTGATTGGAAGCTTCTTGAAATTATCCTTTGCTGATTTATACATATCGTCTCTGGCAACAGTAAGAGCTTGAGCCAATCCCTGATTGCCAGCCGCCTGCGCCTCTGCAATTCTTTGATTTGCGTAAGCCAAGCCTTGCGCTGCTGTTTCAAACTTTGTTGCCATCGCTTGGTTTACTTTTTCAGCCGGAGTTACGGATGGCATATTCCCCAATCCAGGTACATTAACCGCGCCTCCATATTCCATCATTCTTTGATTTGCAACAGCCTTTCTTCCAGGCGTTGTGTTTGGATCATTGTAAATAGCCTGTTCTTGGTCAATCAAAGATCCGCGAACATCAGCATCCATGATGTCCTTGTCTGCCGCAAGTTTCTTCACCGAAAGATCGGTAAGCCTCTGGCGCAATTCGCGTTCTTTTTTTGCTTCCGGCCCTTCAAAATTAAAGCTTAATCCACCCATATATTTACTCCTATCTGCTGAATGAGAACGAAGGCATTAGCGAACCAATACCACCAGCAATCTGCGCAAATTGTTGCGCTCCGGATGGCTGGCTTGCAATTGCGCCAACTTGCGCGCCGTATGTTCTGGCTTGGTAATCAGATTGTGAGTTATATAATTTATTAAATTCAGATGTAAGTGCAACTGGAATGGATTGATCTACTGCTTGGTAGAAGTTTGCTGCCGTAGATGGCTGTTGGTTGAAGCCACCAGGTAATGCTTGATTGGCTTGGATGTAGTTCTGCATTGCTCCCTGTTGTTGGGCTGTGCGTTGGTTTGCAAGATTGTAGATTGAAGGACCGCCACCAATAAAGTTTGCTGCTGCTCCAAGTCTATTCTGACGCAATGCGTCACGGAACGCTATGTCGGCCTTGAGCGCGTCACCAGTTGACAATCCAGAGCCAAGGAAGTTTTGTGCTGCACCATAGCGAGCAAGCTTTCTGGCTTCGCCAGCAGCACCGATCTGTGCTGCTTCTTGTACCGCTGGTCCAATTCCAAAGATGTTTCCGCGCGCAGTCTGTGCTGCTCTTGCTGCCTGCTCGTAGCCACGCCGTTCTTCCGCACCAATGGTCGATCCAAGGCGCAATTGATTAAGAGCCTCGTCTTCAATCGTCTTACGGAGTTGTTCGGTTTCTGGCGTGGTCGTAGCACCAATCGGCTGAGTTGCCATCTGGCGATACTGTTGACCCAATCCAATCGCAGTGCGATATGACTCTGGATCAATCTGACGTAATTGTTGTGAAGCACGCTCTTCGGGTAGCTGAACGAATGATCTGAAGGATGTGATCTCCTTTAGCCCTTCGGGGCTATCCATCGTAATTGGCGTGAAATTCTTTTGCATATCCTGCGCGCCTGTGACTGCGCTGGTTACGCTCTTTAAGTCATCGTTAAGTTGTTTGATGAATGCCTCTGAAGATGTGCGTTGCGCAGAGCCAGCAGGAAGGTCGGCAAGAAGTTTATTAGCCGTGTCTAGGCGTTCTTTGATTCCAGTAATCTGAGCATTTCCTCGATCAATCACGCTGTTTAGGCGGGATAGCTTTGAATTATTGTAATCATCAACAATGTTCTGATCGGATACTTGAAAGTTTAATTTTGACCCAAGATCAGAAGATCCGTAATTACGATCAGAAGAAAGCTTCGCCAATGCTTCATTAAACTGCGAACCAGCGGCTGCACCAGTAGGCGTTCCAATTCCACCAGCCAAAGATGCGATTTGTTGAGATAAAGAATTATATGTGTTTTGCTTCGCAGTATTATCAAGAAGCTTGAATTGCTCGTCTTGCCTTTGTTGCATTTTAGCAAGCTTTATGTCTGTACTTTTTTGTACTGCTTGATTATATAATGCATTAGAATAATCAGCAGCACCTTGATCTTCTACTGCGTATGGTTTCCCGCCACCATAATACCAAGGTTCTTCGTAAGGAATAATTTTTCCTTCTTCGTCAACATTGTATGCCGTGTAGGATGTGCGCCTATTTGCCATATTATTTAGTCCCAACCGTTAACTCTGGATTACCAATGTTTGTGCCAATCGTGCCATAGAAATCTACTGGTCCTGGCTGACGGTTGAACGCTACATTCTGCTCAACTGAACTATAGGGCGATGTGCCATAAAGACGCTCGAACTGGCGTGTCATCTGATCGCCTAATCCGCGATTCAAGGCATACGCTTGTGGGCTTTGCTCATAAGACCTGCGCAAATTTTCTAGCGTCCTTTGGGGTCCATATTGACGTTCTAGTTGAAGTCCAGACTGCACGCCTGTCTGCTGGTCTAGGGCTGATAGCTGGCGTTCCAATGAGCGTTGTTGTGGCAAATACTGGATGCGAAGCTTATTCTCAAGCTGTGCCATCTCTGGTGCTTTCTCAATATAAGTCTCAATATTCTTTTTATATGCCTCTGCATTGGCCTGCGCTACCGCTGCTGGATCGGGAGGTGGCGGAGGTGCTGGAATAGAAGGTGATCCACCCATGGTGTTATACCCTAGCCTTTCGCATAAATGTCATATAGTCGTAACTCCTTGGTTTACCAGAACGATTAAAGGTGATCCGCTTGCGAGGACCAAAACGCTCCCAAAGGAGCAACAGCAAGCATCTCAAGGATTTAGCACCTTTTGAGGAGATAGTCAAATCAACAAACACATTCTCGCCTTCTTCGCTATGCACATAATGATTAGGCTCTTGCCCATCCTTTATGCACCTAGCCAAAGCGACTCCTGCAATGCCATCCTTATCCTCGACAACGCCAACCATTCCCTGCTTCTCAAACCATCCAAACCACTCAGCCAAGTTAGGCCACATAGCCTCTGGAACACCGCTTTGCTCAATATACTCAACAGCCGTCATATTGTTTCTTGGATCTGAATTGTGTCTGGATTGGCAGCAGCCGTAATTTGGCGTACCGCAAGTTTGTTTGCTGCGCTTGAAATCTTAATGTTAATCAATCGCCACTTCTCATATTTACGCAAGTCGCTTGCAAGCTTCTTTTTTACTGAAGTTGGAAGTACTGCTGGTAGGGTAAATGGCAAAGTTAGAACTGAACTTGCAATGTTAATGTTTGCTTGAACATCAATGTCACCAACATCAATATCGCGCTGGATTGATACAGTCGTATCTGTTGAATATGAGTTGTCAAAGATAACCTCAAAATGGCTTCCATACTTTAGCGAGAAAGGATCTCCAAAGTTAAAGTCTTTTGTGCGCACATAAGATTCATACTCAGTTCCAGCATCTTTGTAATCTTCAGATGTAGTTCCAGCAGGAGATTTGTAGCCAGCATACCTCTCGATGATGCCATTGGTCTTCTTGAACATCGCCCTAGAGCCTTCTTGATTAAAGTTCGTAAGTGTAAACTGCATTACCTGCGGACTCCAAGTTCCCTCAAATGCGCTTAATGCTGTGTTGTAAACCAACAGCGTGTCGTTGTAATCGTTCGATCCAGTAGGTATTGCGAGAAAGTAGCGGTTGTCGTAGTAGATTGCAGTAGCCACTCTAATCGAATCCGTATTGATGCTTTGAATAACATTCTTTACAACTTCTGAAACTGGTATACCAACTGAGCTAAAGTCATCCGCTACAGACCGAACAAGCGATCTGATTCCGTTATCAGAAAGGAATAGAATGTCGCTACTAACTTGGACAGCCGTGCCAGTTGCCACGCATCCAGTATTGTTTGAAATGATTGAAACAATCCAATCTGCGCCAGACGTAGCATCATTTGGAATATCAACTTGGAACACCCTGCGCTTCTTGAATACGATCAGCCTGTTCTTGTAGTAAGGAACAACTGCTGTAATCTGATCTCCGTCATCTCCGTTGACAACAATGCTATTTGTCAAATCCCAAACTGATGGGTCAAGAAGATCAGAT